GGAGTAAAAGTCGATGACGCGCACTTCACCGCGCAGCACTTGGTAAAACCAGATGGCGGTATCGTCCTTGTAGCCCAAGTCCCATGCGGTATAGACCTTTAGATGCTCGTCGTGCTTAACGCGCGCGAGGCGTCCTTGATCCTGCGCCTCGCGCATCTCTTTACCGTAGAACGCGCCGAGAATGGCGGCTTCAAAGGAACACTCGTATTCCTGCAGGTACTGGTCCTCGCTCAACTGCGCCCGTGCTGCGTTGAGTTCCGACACCGGCAGCAGGCCGCTTGTCGAGGCCGGAAGCCGCAGCATGAACCACTCGTCCGGTATCCGCTGCGCCGTCTGGTAAATGTCCCAAAACTGATTCTTGCCCTTCGGCGTACCGGCGAATACCGCCCACCCCTGTTTGTCCGATAGCGCAGGGCGTATGACGTTGCCGAACACCGAGGGCCGAAAGTCGCCGTACTCGTCTAGGTAAATGCCGCTGAAGCCTAAACCGCGCATGGCGTCTGCGTTGTCTGCGCCGAACAGCCCGACCTTTGCGCCGTTGAGCAGCGTTAGGGTCATCATCTGCTCGTTAGCGTCCGCGATCAGCGGGGCGGCGTAAAACTTGAAGTAGTCCCACGCGATGCGCCTAGCCTGATTCTGGTAAGGCGCGACATACCCGAACAAACCGTTAGGCGCGGTATACATCACGGCTGCGCGGATGATGTCGTTTACCGCTGCGACTGTTTTACCGGCTCGACGATGCGCGACGAGGCAGGCCCACCGCTTCGTGCGGTCGTGGAATGGAAGGAAGGCCCGCCGTGGGTTGTACGGCAGGACTATTTCAGTCAACGGGGTTGCCCCATGTGATTACTATGCGCTGCGCTTCGCCGTCCTTACCCGTGACCTCGCTGCGCTGCAACTTCGGCACATGGTATTCCAGCAACGAGGTGAAGCAACCAAATGCCGCCTCTGCTCCACGGTCGCGGTGTATCTCGTCTAGCCAGCCCTGCAGCCGGTCGGCATTCCCGTCCACGAATCGCGCTATAGCCTCCCGTGCGGCGGCTGTGGCCTTATTAGGCGTACCTGTCTGCCGCCCCCCGGTTTTCTTTCCTTTCGCCATGTAATGCGCCCTAGTTTAGATTACGGGTGAAACAATAACCGTGTTTATGCGCGTATTGTATCAAAGTGCGTATTCGGGGCGAATCGCTAGTTGGTAAAGTTCCCGCAACTGCCTCACCGTCGCCTCGGGATCGCGTGCCTCTATCCACTCGCCGCGTGGTTCCCAGACTGCGCGAAATGCCGCCTGCTTATCGCTCAACTTGCCGTTGGCGTGTTTGATTTCCATCCAGCACACGAATGGTTTACCGCACGGCAGCGGCTTGACCGCCAACTTGTCGGGGATGGCGTGACCCGCCCGGGCGAAGTCCCACACGTCAAACCCCGCAGCCTTTACCGCATCGGTCACGGCTCCGTCGTTCATATCTCGTCGCATGGCGTAGCGCATCGTGGTTGAAACCCGCCCTTCTTCCTTGCGCCGATTATAGCCTTTCGCCCCTCGCGTGTCTGGCAACGCATCTGCAGCCGCGCATGGTCAAGGCCGATCATATCGCATATCCATTGCATCGACCCGATGCCATCCTCCGTGCTGTTTATCCACCGCATCGCCTGCCACCCATCTTCCCGGCCTGTCTTGGTGCAGTCGGTGATGGCCTGCCAGAGTACCGCAGCCCACAGCGCCCGGTAAGGGTTTGGCGGGAGGTCGTTGTCCGCGTTCAGGTCTGATTGGAAGTTGAAGCCGCGCATGGTTCACCCAAAAAGGTCAAGATTTTCAAAAGTGTTTACTGCGTTTTTGTTCCAATGGTATGCGCTTGCGTGTTTTTCTATGCGTTCCATAAGAATGATTGCCCGTGCTGTTTTTGACGCTGGCGAATATGGGCCGTTCCATTTTTTGTCAATTCCCACATTACGCGCAACATTGCAAGAGTCGGCGCTAGAAAGCGGAAGTTTGCTAAAAATCGTCGGGTTCAGCATCCGCAGTCCGTGCAGTTTGCTTCGCGGCATCCCGTCAGCATCGCAAATCACTTGCATGGCAGCAGCCATCCGCGCCCACCATTTTTGATCCCCAACCACCGCAAATTCACCAGATGAACCCAAAGCAATGCGCGGGTATTCGCATAGCCGGTCGAGCCGGTCTAACGATTCGTGCATATGCCAAACCGGAACGGATACCGATACAGGCAATCCCCACCCTTTTAGCAGCGCGTCGTTATCGGCTTCCGAGCCGTCGATTTTGTCAGGGATGATGCACCAATCCAAAGCCGGGTGCTTTACCCATTTCGCTGCCCATGCTGCAAACCCGTCAAAGTCATATTTTGCACCTGATTTCCACGCCGAAAACGCGCCGTTATCCAACACCACCGACTGGCAAATTTCCGCAGCAATCTCCATTTGCTCGGGATGCTCAAAACTAACCATTGCGTGTTTAGTCGCAAATGCCCTAATCATGTCGTGCGTGTTTGACATGGGCAATCCGTGGTAATGAATCACTTGATGCCCACCAATTTATGCGTTTGTAAAGACAATGAAAACCCATGTTTTTTGCAAGCCTCAACGCAAAGGTTTAAGGCTCGGTTTCCGTTACTCACGGGCTGCAGGTAAACAGGCGTCCATTGCCCGATGTGCGGAATAACCTCGGTCAAAAGGCGATCAATGTCGTTTTGAGAGGCGACCACCTGTTTGATTTCGCAAGCCGCTCTCAACGCTTGAAGCGAAAGCGGCTTAAAAAACTTGGGACTGACGGTAATCCATTCTGGCCCGTAAGCATCAAAACAACCGCTGGTTTCTATCTGTACGCGCCGCCCTTCCAAATGCAAAGCGTAAAGCAATCGGCGTATGTCCTGCTCGTAAGGCTCCCCGCCCGTAATGACGATGTGCCGAGCGTTGTACGGGATGCCCCGCACAATGTCCGAAAGCGCTGTTTTTTTAGTGCCTTGCTCCCAAGTTTCTTTAGAGTCGCACCATGAGCAACCAACGGAACAGCCTTGCAAACGAATAAACCATGCCGGGGTTCCCGTCCAATGGCCTTCGCCTTGAATGCTAAAAAACTGATCGGCAACGGCAAATTCTGAACTTCCTTCCGTGTTTTTTAACGGCGCGTAATTTCTTAACGGCTGGATGTGCAAATAACGGGTCATTGTGCCGCCTTGTCGTAAGTTTTGATGCCGTGCGATATCGCTTTGGAAATGATGTGCGCCTTGACGTTCCACGCCTTTGCGCGTTGCTCTAGCAGCCCGAGCCATTCTTTACGCGCTATCCGTGCGGCGCTGTAGTCTGCCCAAAACGCCTTGTGTTTAGCCGCAGCGCGGTATCCGGCTTGATGCACCGTCCACCACAGCGGTACATCGTGCTTTCGGCATAACTCTTTGTTTGTCGGGATGGCGCGTTGTCGAGCGGCGATTGCTAACGCCTCACGATACTGCGCTTCGGTCAACGTGGGGTTGTAGTACCGGCCTCGTATCTTCATCGGTTCCGAAGCCTCCCCAAGCCACGCTCCCCAAACAAGTGCCGCACCATCCCCACAAGATGCGGGTCGTTCAGCACGTCTTTAGGGTCAGCGTCACGGATGGCAGAGGCCGCAGCATCGCGCAGCCGATCCCATGCGTCCTTGTCCGCTTCACGCATCGTTAACCGCGCAAGGTACGCATCGCACAACTTGAGCCGGTGCAGCGGGGTCGGTTCCTGCTTACCCCATGCCTTTGCAGCCCACTCGTCTTGTTCAGCGTGGCGGGCAACATCGGCGGCGCGTTGCTTGTCGGTTTTCTCAACCTTTTCGCCCGGTCGAGGCGCGGCCTTTTTGATCTCAAACAAGCCCTGCCAACCGTTCGCAATCGACTGGTCTACGACTGCCGCTTGGTCATCGCCAAATCGCGCCAGTTTCAGTTTTGCGGCGTGTTCGCTTATCGGCTTGATGGGCTTGCGTATCACCTTGCGAAAGGCTACCCACCGTTCCCATGCCTGCTCGTCAAGTTCGTTCATGGCGCATCCTCGCCGCACATCTTCAGCATTGCACGCGCTACCGCTTGCGCCGACAACTCGTCGCCTTCGGGCTGTCGGGCAATGTCGCGCATGGCCTGTATCAAGTCAGGGTAAAGCGTGGCGCGGCGTTGCTGCTCGGCTTTCTGCGCTGCCTCTAGCGCGTCCCGCTCACGCTTTGCAGCCCATTCTTGTTGGAACCGATTTTCGCGGGCTTTGTATTTCGCTTCAACGGTCGGCGGGTGATGGGTCTTGCAATACCAATGCCCTTCGTGTTCGTGCTTGGCTTTTTTCCCGCACGAGTAACTCGCGTATCCGTGCCAAACCTTTGCTCTGCAAGTGTGTTCAATTGTCATGGTGTCCTCCTGAACCATGACTTTACCCTAGATTTCAGGATTGTCTAGTGTCTTAAACCCTGATGACTGATGGTGAGTCCGCACGGTGTAGACGGAATCCGCCTACAGCGAATCGTGCGGAAAGATGACTGACGGAGCCATCCGCTGCGGTCTATTACTTGGTCAAGGTTCGTCCCCTCGACTGCCATTCGCGCCTCACCGCTTACGCAGCGCGTCCTACGAGTTGGCTACCCCGGCGTAGGATTTGAGGCAGGTCTGCGCGTTGTTTCCCCGACCAGACTGCCCGAGCGGACTAGGGGTGATTGACAGGACTACAACAGGGTTGTACCTTACTCGCACCTTCAGTCGCAACCGAAGGGTAACCGGAGCCAGTCTCCGGCGTCAAGGCCCCATCCTTCCCCGGTGGGGCTTTGTCGTTTCTGGGGGGAGGTGGGGCGGCTCCGGGTGGTCTTGCCACCGCTGGCGGGAGGATGGAGCGTCAGCGCGGACAGAGCCGCC